AGTTCCTTGCCCCACTCTAGGGCTAGGTCTTGCGTGTCGAATGGTCCGTAGTGGACAAGTCCGTCTACAGTTTGTGTTGAGGTAATCCAGCCAGCCACCCACATCCCCTTGAAGGGGTCGGCTGGCCGACCGTTAGAATCCGAATGAGTCATTGTAGTATCCACTTACTTTCCCCTTTGCACTATAGGCGTATCGGTCTTTTTCTGGTGTCCAGCATAGGCAGGTATCTTGGTACATACCGTCACAGTCATAGCAAGTAAAGCACATCTCGCAGTAGTACGGGTTAGCATCTGTCTCCGCAAAGCCTAGGCAATGAGCGCACTCACCGAGGACTTCACCTTCCCAACCAGTATCATTAAGCGCCGAAGCCGACGCCTTACTGGGCAAGCCGTAGTAGGTAGCCCATGTAGATTGCTTGTAGGTAGAGTTAGACCACCACATTCCCTCATCATCCCAGAAGCCTGAACTCTCGTTGATGATGTAGCAGGTCTCCTTAGCGTTAGGGTCTAGGGTGAAGATAGCAATCTTGCTACCCAATGACCACTTGCTAACCATAGACCATACATGGTCGTCGTCTAACGCGGTGACACCACCCATAGCAGGTAATGTATCCTCTGCAAAGATACGCGTATCACTACGGCGGTCACCTGCTGAGATGTTGATGTCAAGGATACCATTGTGTGCTAGGTATGTATCGTGCGAATTAGGCACCTTGAATGGGTGACAGTTGTCCTCATTCTTGACACCATGCGTAGCAAAGCGAGCATGGAACATAGCATAATTAGACGGGAACTCCTTGCGCACTTCTAGGAATTTCTTGATTACTTTCTTGCTTGACATACCACGACCAGTGACAATGCCATTGGGCGTGATTACCGCAAAGCCAAAGCCATGCGGATTATTACATGATGCACATTCCAAGTCCTTCTTACGAGGCGTGGAATTGGGCGAGGCTACAACGAGTAGACACATTTAGTTACTCACTTTCTGGTCGGCTGGCCGACCGCTAGTTATTAGTCTATCTATACGGGCTGATAGTTCTGGATACAATGTCTCATGTTGGAATACATACCACATGAGGTTATCGGCAGATAGCGCACCTTCACGCACATCTTGGATGGTAAGGGTTCGGGTGTACTCAACGCTGGCATGCGCTAAGTCTAATTGGGATTTAATAGTCTCACCATTGACGCTACCTCGGAAGATGCGCATCTCTAGTGTGTCTCTGTTATTGGTATTGACCGCCGAATAGCGGTCACTATTAGTGTCTGTATTTAACTTGTGCATGAAGGTACGCTTAGTAGTGACATGGTATCCTGTGTCTTCATTCCACACACGCTCACCATTACTATCACGCTTGTAATCATTGCGATAGATGTCTGTGAATTTAGCCCATTGGTCTGATGTGCGACCTGCTAAGGTTGAATAGAAGTCTGGATTGGAATACACAAGGTTGAGGAACCTGTGCATGTGTGAACCACCATTGAAGCCTGTGCGTGAGATGTGAATGTGTAAGCCACAGGTACGAGTATCCCATGCCTTGACCCTCATACCATGCTTACTACGCAAGTCCTCTAGTACAGTCCATAGTTCGGTAGCCTCATTCTTAAAGAAGTCATGAGACATTGGATGCGTGACTATCTCAAAGCCGTCATTGAGTGAGCCGTCATACTTTAGATAGGCTAGGTCTAGCCCTTCTAGTTGGTAGGCGTGCATGGCAGATGTAGACTTGCTATCCTTAGCCTCTACCTCTATCTCTATCCCAAAGAATAGTCGCTCCTCTTTGTCGGTGCTATGGAAGATAGCATCAGGTCGGTACGAATAGTCATGGATAATACGATTGCCATGATTATCGGTATCCTCTGAGTCTATACATCTATCGCATCCGTCTGCATTGTATTCATCACATTCGTCACAGTAGTAAGCCTGATTGAGACAGTTGTCACACCAGTTCTCGCCTCTGTCATGTATGTAGCAACTACCGTTGGAATTGTATTCCTCACAGTTCGAGCAGAAGTACGCACGATTTTCAGTACATCCTTCACACCATAGGTCACCATCAACCTCATGGAAACCGTCATTGACGGAACCTATGCTGCTACATCTTTCACATGTAGTGACACATTCGTTGCATACAATCTCATCATAGTGAGTTGTAATCTGGCCATCAGATGTTAAGACTTCGTAACATACCGAACATTCCACATCTAAGTCCACGACTTCATCTGTCATTTACTTACCTCTCTTGTCGGCTAGCCGACCATTGTTGCTCATTGCGCTCTGCAATAAGTACATCTTACACGCTAACTATTTTGCTGTCAATTATGGCATCTGACAGGGTTTGCCTAGCACTATCTAACACCGTAGCCAATCCCGCATAGCCCTGTTTTACCATGCGTTCATGCTCAGCCCTCAGCGCTTGTCGCACAAGGTTCACCTCAGCATCAGAAAAGGTCACAGTAATCATCTCTGATAAGCCATAACTGTCTCAAATACGGCATCATCTAACTGCGAGATGAGTTCTGCCCATTCGTCTTTCGACAACCCATGCCCAAGAATTTCTTGGACAAGTTGGTAGTCGAGACGGGACTCCCATAAATTTGTGTCGGAAAATCCGCTCTCGATGATTTCATCGGCCGTTGGATACATCAGCGTGATGCCTTGCGGATGAGTTTAGCAATGCGCAGGATAGCCACAATGCCAAGAACAATAAGCCATGTGCGGTGAGGTAGGAATACATCACCAAAGTAAGTAGTGAGGTTGATACTCCACTCGCTTACTTCTAAGTTGAACAGTTCCATTTGATAACCTTTCAGTACATGGTCGGCTAGCCGACCAGTTAATAGCGATTTGCTATCAACGCGCTCACCGCAGGACTCGCACCTGCGTAACTACCTATCGTGAGCCACCAGCCTACATCCCGCCCAAATCAGGGTAGGCTATCCGCTTAAGGCTTTATTCTAGCACCTAAACATTATTAGTTCAAGCGCTAAAAATTTGCATGTAGTTCCCTTATGTCCTCAATTCTATCCATTACCAAATCAAGGATAACTGTGTATTGCTCGGGAGAGTCAAAGAGTGGGTCATTTAGCAATCTTAGATACTCCGCTTCTAAAATCTCTAACTCGCTCACATTGACTCCTTGTTGGAAGCCTCGGCCATAGCCTTAACTCCACGCTCATACAGTTCGCGCTCACGCTTCTGCTCGTTCATGATGTTCACCTTCACTTCCATACTCTCTACGAACTCTTGTACATTCATTGCCGTTCCTTTCGTTAGTGGTCGGCTGGCCGACCGTTTGGGTTCTCATTGACAGAGGGCATAGCCCCTGCCAATAACTCTAGTATAGGTCCTAAACATTATTCATGCAACCCATGTTATTCATCGGATGCTGGTCGGCTGGCCGACTACGGTGTCGCAGGTCGGTGTCATTCGTCAATCGGTGGCACTCATCATTCGGTGGCGGGTTTGTGTTGAAAATTTTTTAGGTTGGTCTGTGCCAAAGGTCGGCGCCAAAGAAAGTTTGTGTTGGCTGGCAGTTTTGGGGCAAAAAAAAACAGGCAGCAAAAAACCCCCGCCCCTTTCGGGGCGAGGGCTTTGGTCGGCTAGCCGACTATGCTGCTTCTACATCCTCGCGCATCTTGCTTTCGATAGTTCCGAGGATGTCGTTCAGTAGGTCTATCTCCTTATCCCCAATCGCGCTAGGGTCAATCTCACTCACAAGCGCATAAACCGCTTCTAGTGATTGAAACAGGCTCGCATCCTTCTTTGCTGCCTTTGGTGCTTTTGGTGCTTTTGCTTTACGGGTTTTTTCCGCTTGTGCATCATCAACCAATTTAACCGCATCTGAGAATGAGTGCTTTTCTGCTTCACCCTTGCCCAAAAGGTCATAAGCCTTCGCAGCGAAGGTGAGAGCCTTCTTTAATGGTAGAGCGCGGAACTCTGGGTGCTTCTTTTCTAGTGCCTTGAAGGTTGGCAGGGTGCGAACCTGCGTTGCAGTTAGCAATGGTGAAACCGTTGCTGTGTCGGTGATGCTGGCTTTGATGCTGTTGATGCTCGCGGTTTGGCTTTCGATTACATCAGCAAGAGTTAGCACCGCGGTGCGGTTTGCCTTCTCATTGTTGGTAGTTGCCTTGCAGAATACACGCCATGCAGTGTTTACCGCTGGGATAGTTGTATTCACTTTTGCCTTTGGTGCTTTTGCTTTTGTCATTGTCGTACCTTTCATTTGGGATGGCGGTTTGCCATGTCTCAAGTGTAAGGCATAAATACGATTTATTCATGCCATGTCGCAATCTTTTTTTGAGCGTGTATCGGTCGGCCAGCCGACCGCGCCCCATGTCTCATTCAATGAGCGCGCCCTCTCACGCCTAGATTTACGCCTAATTCTAGGGATACGGGGCAGGGCTGGAGTTTGCGCAGCTTCTTTTGCAAAGTAGTTGAAACTTCAACCAACACGCAGCTTCTTTTATAGGGGTTTTATGGCAATTTATTAACAATTCATTCATGTATTTATTATTTATTTATTGGGGGGTAATTCATTTATTTATTGTGGTGCAGATAGTTGCTCATTCACAATTACTGCGCACTATAAATAATGCACACACTAGGCGCATTATGCGCCATTTATGACCCGTGATTGTTAAAAAACGCGTCTGTATGTATATATATACTCCCATAATTATTTTCTGTTATATTTAATAGCCCCCTCAGAGTACCTAAAGTACTCCTCGGATGGTGTGACCTACGTCACACTCTAGGCTTAGTATATAAGGGTCTGGGAAAATACTTTCCCAACCCAGTCGGAAAAGACCCGTTTGAACGGGTCTTCTATAGTATATATATAATATATACGGAGTCGCTCCGTTTAAGACTCCGCGACTCCTATATATATAATTTTAATTTTTTTTTATCAAAATGCCCCCCTTATGTCCGTTTACAGGATGCGTTAAATAGGCGTTACAGGACAGGATATAACATGGGACGCAAAGCAGGAAAACAGACCTATACCAAGGAAGATGCCCAGGCTAAGGTACTGGCACTTCTAGAGCAGGGCGCTACTATCACCGCTGCTATGGCAGCCGTTGACCGTCAAGATACTGCATTTCGTCAGTGGTCTATGGTAGATGCGGACTTTAAGGACAAAGCGGACAAAGCACGCCTTGCGGGCAAGGGCATAAAGCAGGATTTAGCAGAACTCAAGGATATGCCCTTTGCTGAGTTCTCAGAGCAGTTTCTAGGCTCTAAACTATTTAACCACCAGTTAAACTGGATTGACCTTATTGAGGGTAAAGAGCCACGATGGCTACCTGCGGGTATGACATATGAGCCAGGAGACCCTAACCGTGTCTTGATTAACGTGCCACCTGAGCACGCCAAGTCGACAACGATTACGACTAACTACGTAACTCATCAGATTGTGACCAACCCTAACACCCGAGTGATTATCGTCTCTAAAACACAGGGTATGGCTCGCAAGTTCCTAGGCGCTATTAAGACGCGCCTTTCCCACCCTGGCTACATGAAACTACAAACGGCCTTTGGCCCTAACGGTGGATATAAGGCGGACGCAACACAATGGTCCGCCGACATGATTTATCTAGGTACAGGTCGAGACTCTGGCGAGAAGGACCCAACCGTACAAGCCCTAGGCTTTGGGTCCCAGATATATGGAGCACGTGCTGACCTAATTATTCTCGATGACGTGGTAATGACTTCCAACGCCCATGAGTGGGAAAAACAGATTGAATGGCTGCAGAAGGAAGTTATCACTCGTCTAGGTAGACATGGTAAACTTATTATTGTAGGCACCCGCGTATCCTCTGTAGACCTCTACAAGATGATTCGTGATGGCGGACAATGGACAGGTGGCAAGACCCCCTTTACCTACTGTGCTATGCCAGCAGTTTTAGAGTTTGACGACAAGCCTACAAATTGGAAGACCCTCTGGCCTGAAACAGACCAGCAAGAGAATGATTTGGACGATGTACTTGAAAATGGATTATACCCCAAATGGGATGGACCCTCGCTCTTTAAGCGTCGCTCTGAGGTCGCTCCATCTGTATGGGCTATGGTCTACCAGCAAGAAGACGTCCGAGAAGACTCAATCTTCTCACCCACCTGTATCGCAGGTTCCGTCAACGGAATGCGCAAGCGAGGACCTTTAAAGTCTGATACTCCTGGACATCCTCAGACTATTGAGGGTTATACTATTATTGGCCTAGACCCTGCTATGGCAGGTGCTACGGCAGCAGTTGCGGTTACATACAACCGAGCAGACGGACGTATCTACATCCTAGACTGTGTGAACATGACTGACCCCTCTCCTGCAAAGATTCAATCTTTGATTGAGGAGTGGGTTGAGAAGTATCGTCCACAGGAACTGCGTATTGAAATTAACGCACACCAGAAGGCGTATGCCTTAGATGATGACTTACGAGCATATCTAGCATCCTACGGATGCCAACTCAACTCACACTTTACTGGCAAGAATAAATGGGACACGTCTTTTGGTGTTGCGTCTATGTCTATGCTTTTTGGCAGTACCAGAGATGGTAGATTCCAAGATAATAATATTATTGAACTACCAAGTAATGAAGGTTCTGAAGGCCTGAAGACTCTAGTGCAAGAACTTATTACCTGGAAGCCAGACACTAAGAACCCAACAGACTGCGTTATGGCTCTATGGTTTGCTATTATTCGCATACGCGAAATGATGCAACAGAGAACTAATGCATCTAAGTGGATGCAGAACAGATGGACGACTCAGGCTCAAGCCTCAAGGCGACAAGCAGTCAATTTAGATGAAGCATTTGCGGACCAATGGTCCCAAACATACGGTTAGGATACCAATGGCATTATCAATGGAACAGGTAGTAGCACGCGTTGAAGCGTTGCGCTACCGTAACCACGAACGAGATGCGCGTAACCTTGACGTACTCGCTGTACGTAAAGGAAAGATTGCTCAGGTATATCCTAACTTCTTCCCAGAAGGCGTAGATGCCAACGTAGTTGCCAACTTTATTGATGTGGTAGCACGCGACCTTTCAGAGGTTATGGCTCCACTTCCAGCAATCAACTGCTCTGCTGCTAACTCCGTTAGTGACAAGGCACGTAACTTTGCTGACAAGCGTACCCGTATTGCTGCCAATTATTTTTCTCACTCTGACCTATCAGTACAGATGTACTCTGGTGCAGACTGGTACTTAACCTATGGTTTCGTTCCGTTCATGATTGAATTGGACGAAGAAAGCAAGTTGCCGCGTATCCGCGTAGAAAATCCAATTGGGGCTTACCCAGAATTTGACCGCTACGGACGTTGTGTGGCATTTGCCAAACGATACTCTATGACACTTGGTGAACTGGTATCTCAGTTCCCAGAGTATGACAGAGAACTTCTTGGCTCGGACGGTTATAAGCAAGACCTTAATGCAGTGATTGAGATGATTCGTTATTACGATAAAGACCAGTCTATAATTTATGTACCCCGTAGGGAAGATTTAGTTTTATCTCGCGCATTGAATCCAATGGGCAAGATGATGGTTGTCGTGGCGCGTAAGCCGTCTATCGACGGTGAAATGCGTGGACAATTCGACGACGTACTAGGTATTCAACTTCTCCGCAACCGTTTCGCCTTATTGGCAATGGAAGCAGCAGAGAAAAGTGTTCAAGCACCAATTGTACTACCACAAGACGTTCAAGAACTCCAGTTGGGTGGCGATGCGGTTATCCGTACCGCTAACCCTGCTGGCGTTCGTCGTGTCGAATTAAACATTCCACAAGGCGCATTCACAGAAGCACAACTACTTAATCAAGAACTTCGCGCAGGTACTCGTTATCCAGAAAGTCGTTCTGGTAACATTGATGCAAGCATCGTTACTGGTCAAGGCGTACAGGCACTTATGGGCGCCTTTGATACACAGGTTAAATCAGCACAGGCAATCTTTGCATCTGCTCTACGCGATGTTGTCTCTCTCTGCTTTGAAGTAGATGAGAAGATTTTTGCAGAAGAAAAAACAATTCGTGGTGTAGATTCTGGTTCACCTTACGAAATTACATACAAGCCAACCAAGGACATCAAGGGTGATTACTCTGCAGATGTTCGTTATGGTATGCTTGCTGGTCTTAACCCAGCACAGGGACTTATCTTTATGCTACAGGCTCTTGGTGGAGGATTAATCTCCAAGGACATGGCTATGCGTGAATTACCATTCACGGTCAATGTTACACAAGAACTTGAAAAGATTGAAATCGAAAACATGCGAACTTCACTATTAGGTGGAATTACTGCAATGGCTCAGGCTATTCCAGCAATGGCTACACAAGGCGGGGACCCATCGTCTATCGTAACTAAGATTGCGGGAGTAATCACTGCACGTCAAAAGGGTCAGACTCTTGAAGATGCTATTGCAGAAATATTTGCTCCACAGCAACAAGTTCCTCCTGCTGGGGCGGCAACTTCTCCTGTTGAGCAGCCGTCCCCTGCTCCAGGCGCGGCTCCAGTAGGAGGCCTTCCAACAGATATGGGTATGGCACCTGCTCAAATGGGCCCAGACATTCAAACAATTTTATCTACCTTAAGTGGTAGTGGTAAGGCATCGGGACGAGTAACAACTAGGGGATAAAATGACAACGCTGGTAGCGATACAAGGTGACGGTTGGTCGGTACTAGGATGTGATTCACGTCTTAGTGATGAACATGGACGTTTTCAAATAGCAAAGACGCCAAAGATTGTAGAAAACAATGGCGTATTAATTGCTGGTTGCGGTTCTTCACGTGCTAGTAACGTGTTGCATTATGGTTATAAGCAGCCTAAGCCTACAGTTCAAGAAGATTTAAATACTTACATGACGCAGAAGTTTATACCAGCAATGCGTAAGAGTTTTGTTGATGCTGGTATAGATATGAAAGAGGACGGCGATGTTGCACAAATCGATGGCGGGTTCCTCATCTCGGTCAAAGGGCAAGTTTTTTCGGTTTCTGAGGATTACTCTTGGGATACCGATGTTCGTAATGTATATGTCATGGGTAGTGGTGGCGATGTTGCCCTCGGCGCATTGGCAGCGTTGGGTGTGGAAAAAATAAAAACTATTAATCAGGCAGAAACAATGGTTCGTAAAGCAATTGCTATTGCAATTCAATATGACAATATGTGCTCAGAACCAATTCATATCTTTACACAATTTAAGTAGGAGGCGCAATGACAACAGCACCAGAGAACAGAGGCGGAATGCGCCCAACCGCTCCGCAAAACAATCCTGCTAATGTTTCAGGAACTGGTGGCGCTGGACAAAGTGGTGATTATACTGGTTTTGCGTATGGACAAAATAGTGCTTTAAACAACTCTCGAGTTCAAGGCAATGCAGCAGTAGCATCAGTTAAAGCAGCAAGCGGAGCACCATCAAGTGACCCATATGCAGGAATTAATCTTTCACCTATTGGCACATTTATGGACCCAACTAATAATCCGTCAGAGCCAATTACTGCAGGCGTAGATTTTGGCCCTGGTCCTGGTTCAGAAGCGTTACCAAACATGTTTAAGAGTGATGCACGCCAAGACGAAAATGTACAGATTGCTATGTCATATCTACCAGACCTAAGCCTTGCTGCCCAGTCTCCAAATGCTCCAGATTCATACAAGCGTTTTGTAAACTATCTTATCCAAAATGCTAACGGCATGCCAAATGGATGATGTTACTTTTAATCCTGGAAGTTTCTTTGATAATGTTGACAAGTTTGCCAACTCATTCGGCTACCAAAATGCAGCAATAGCAATTGAACTTGCAATGATTTCATGGCCCTCTCCAGAAGAACGTGATTCTTTTATTATTGGAATTACTGGAGAAGACGTCAAAGGCGGAAACGAAAAAAATTATATCAAACGAAACTTTTAGGGGGTAGGGATGTCTTTATTAAATTCATTTTTATCCACCTTTGGTGCGATTGGTAAAAAATTTACAGGCGGCGGCTCTTACCTCAACGAGGACGAGCAAAGAAGAGAACAAGAATTTACTGCAAATGTAAGAAATGCTCTTGACAGTGTAAACAAGTCAATTGAATCTACTGCACCAGGGCGCATTGCTAAGGCTGCGACTAAGTCTACAGCAGACTTTCTGCTCAAGGCTGCCGTTCAATTTAATGATAAAATTTACTCACCACTTATCTCTCGTCCAATATCAACATTTGCACTACTAACTGATTTACAGTCTCCCCTTTACCAAAAGGGTCAATTTGAAGAAGGCTTTCAGTTTGAAGATATTAAAAGAGCCTATAATCGTAGTGAAAAAGTTTCTGCAATGCAGGCTCTTACAAAGTCAGATTTAGTCCCACTTATCAATCCTTTATCTCAACTAATTTTATCTACTAATAAAATTGACCTTAATACTGTCAACCTATGGAATGACCAAAGCATTAAAGCCAACTTTGTCGACAATGCAGTTGGTCGTTGGTATACTGGTATTGGTGATTTTGTTGTAGGAAGTCTAGGTATTAACGCTGCTGGTAAAGCCATTGGCGTTGGAGTTAAATCCATTGCAAAACCTGCGGGTCTATACACCAAAGGTAAGAGCGTTGAAGCCCTAGCAACCGATATGGAAAATGGCATTCTATATGCCAAGACTAACGGTGCTCAAGGCGCAAAGACTGTCACAGGAAGTCACGCACTTTTTCTTGCTACTAGCAGAGACTGGGGCGACATTGAAGACCTAGTTATGAAATATACCACGAATGAAAAGTTGATTCCAATTATTCGTGAAGCAAACGATGCAAGTGTTGTTAAAGACATCCTTCTTGCTGACAAGGGCAACCTTGCTGCACTAGAGCGTTTGGCTATGACATCAAGCGACAAACTATTTGATATTGCCGATGTTAAGTCACAGATACGCAATCAGGCTATTCAAAATGGACAGTTGCCTATGCCAAAGGGCGTTGGTGCTGCACGTTTAAATAAAGTATTTGAAGATGCTATTAATAGCGACCCACAGTTTAAGCGAATCAAGGATGCATTCTTTGATGAAAAGAATGACTTTACCTACGGCGCAAAAGAATTTATGCCTATTGAACCTATAGTTGGTGCATCTGCACTTATTAAGGGACAGGGTGCAGTTCGTAAAACAAAGGCAGCAATTCGTGGTCGAGAATATGAAAAGTTATCAGGATTTCTTGAAACTACAATTGGAACAACTGCTGGCGGATTAGTAATGCGTGGAGTTCGTCTTGCTGGTCGTGGAACGGAATCACTTCCTGCAGGATTTGTATCTCTATCAGGTATGCGCCCATTACAGGCGCGTGTAGAACTTACTGGATTCCTCAACAACATGAAGATGTTTAGAGATGGTAGTGCTAAGGTTCAAACACAGCCTGGAGTATACGAAAAAGTTTCAGTTGTTCGTGCTCGTCTAGAAGATGAATACATGAATACACTTGGTAAGGGTTCTATCGCACAGGTAGAGGCGCTTAAATCAATTGACTCCCAGGTTGGCCGCATGCTTGCATACCAGGCTAACATATATGATGAAAATTTAATTAATACTTATGTAGCGCGTTTCCAAATGAACGTTAGCAAAGGAATGCAGTCTGTTAAAGAAAACGGATTTGGCGTCGGCTACGATGGAAACGTAACACTTGTTCAACCACAGACATTGCGTCAACTTGCAGAAACTTACCGTTTTACGCCTTGGGATGATATTGAGGTCCAACTTAATATTGAGGCAGCAAAGGGACTTACTAAGGTTGGTCGGTCTGCAAATCGCGCTACAAGAGATGTCTTTGGTGAACTAAACAAAGTATGGACATTTGACGTACTTGCTCGTCCTTCATACGCATTTAAGCAGTCATTGTTTGAGCCAATTATTAGCGTTGGCTTAGCGCAAGGTATTGGTTTTGTAAGAGATGAAATTATTGCCGCTGGGGTAAAAAGAACATCTAGAAACTTTTATAACTGGTCTAATGACCAAGTTAGAAAAAAGGTTATCAATAGGTCTGAATACAAGGCTGTTGCTACTAACGTAGCAGACAGGTCTGTAATGTTACAAAAGGCAATTGCTGCTAAGAACTATGCAGAAGAATCTGTCAATGACCTACTTAAGAATGCTTCTCCTGCTACAAGGTCGCAGCATTTATCTGCTGCAAGAAAAGAACTAAAGGTTATCGAAGAAATTGTTGATGGCATAGAACTAGACTTGCGTGATGCAATGGTACCTTATGGGATAACACAGGCTGTTCCAAGTATGGCAACACTAGACCGTAGAATTGCATACCTTGAGGCTAACCCAGGTATTACAAAAAAGACCAAAGAAATTAAGAAGGCAAAAGCGGCAGTTGCTAACTATAAAAAAATAGTTGGTAAAATGGCAACTAATAAAAAAGTAATTATGGATGCCGATGATGCAGTTCAGAAGGCATACATCAGCATTGATGATGCCATCAAGGAACTTGGTGAAGCAAGAATAAAGCAAGCAGATGTGTTTGGTAAAAGCGCAAAGTTTAAAAAACGCTATTATTCAAAAGAAAAGCACACTGTTGTTATTGGTGCAACTCAGCATCACATTGATTCTTTTATTCAAGAACAGACTGATGGAAGTCCAAGCAACTTTACTACAGCGGTACGCGTAGAAACACAGAACGCCAGAACTCAACAGATTAACTTTTTAGGAGAAATGTCTGTTGCAACAGGTGTTGCTGCAATTAAACGCAAGATTCCTATGGGTAAGATTGGTGTTGGCGACCAGAACTACTTTGAAGAGTTAGCAGATATTGCTAACCGCCAATACCGCGGTGAGCCTCTAATGGACTTAATTTTTGGCGAAGCACCATTAAAGAAAATTTTAAGTTGGAGCAAGACTCCACAGGGAGTGGCATATCTAAAAGCATTTGATGTTGTTGACCCAAAGCAAGTTACACCTTACCTTGTTGAAAAGATAGAACTTGTTAAGCGTATGTACCCATCCTATGAGGCAAGAGCAGCAATCCTTAAGGGTGAAGTAACATCACAGCAACTAGAGAAGTTCCTTGCCCCATATATTGATGAGTTGTACGATATCATCCCATCTAACCACAATTACGAAGCATTAACATTTGGTGTGGGTGGCGTTGCTAACGCAGCCAAGGGATACAACAAAATGATGACTAGAGTAATGACCGTACTTGCAAGCGTAGAAAACCCTATTCGTGGTTCCCTTTTTGATAAGTTGGCAATTGAGAATGTTGCACGACGAGCAGCATACTTAGAGTCACAGGGTATCCAGATGACAACTGGTCAGTTTAATGCTTTACGTCAAGGTGCAGGCCGTGATGCTTTGCAAGAGATGGAAAAGACTCTTTATACTATTAATAACCCTAACCGTTTTATTAATTCATTACGTGCAGTAATGGCGTTTCCAGGAGCAAATGCTAACGCATTCTTTCGTTATGGTCGCCTTGCAGCAAAGAACCCAACTCGCGCAGCGGCGATAGTATCTAACTACGGACGCGCATACACAACATTTGCTGTTGACGAGTACGGCAACCCTACGGATGATATTAACAAAATGTCTCACATAATTGTACCTGGAAGCAAAGAATTTCCAAATTGGTTTCCAGGAAACAAAAAAGGACAAGGCGTTAAACTTAGTTCTCAGTCTCTAGGCTTTCTTCTTAACCGACCAGGACCGTCATTCGTTACAGGTCTTTCAGTAGGTCAAATAATGCAGAAGTTTCATAAAACAGAAGCAGAGTTTGAAGAACTAATGACATTTGGTGGGGTAAACTACTACAAGGTTATCTTCCCCTACGGTCCACCAACATCAGTACGAGATGCTTATACTCCCGCTTGGGTTAAGAATGCAATCAACGCTGGACCAGACTGGCAAAGAGAACTTGCAAGTAAAATATTTGGTCAAAGCGGACAAAGAGATTATTTGAGTTCTTGGAAATCTGTTTACAACTACAACGCAATGTTAGTTGAAATGGGAATCCAAGATGATATGCCATCTGATATAGAGATAGAAAAGCAAGTAAAGGCGCTATTTCGTTCTAAGTTTTATTCTACATTTGCATCACCGTATGCAGGTATTCCCTACAAGGTAGAGAATGCTCCAATGGCACTTACTTCAAATCTGTATTTTAAATTACAAGAAAAGTACAGAACACAGGGCTTGGGCAATCAAGATGCACGCGATGCCGCTGGCGAAGAGATGCTTTCCTTGCTTGGGCCAAAGTTCATGCTTGATAGAGTAACATATACTGGTTCATCTAAGAACATTAATACTCCTGCAACAAGTGAAGCGTATGCACGCATATTCGAAGATAACGATGATTTAGTTGGACGACTTGTTAACATTGAGCCAGGTGAAATCGGACTGGTTGGCTTGCTGACTGCTGACTTGGATTACGACCCATCAAAACAGTCGAACAACATTCTTGCACTTCTATCTAATCCAGGTGCAACGCTCCCAGGAACAAGTAAGAACCTTAACGAACTCAAGATGACTCCACAGGAGATTGAGACTGAGCGCATTAAGCAACGTACTTGGAACACCTACATGGCTGCTAAGGCTGCGCTAGAGGCTAAGATTACTGATGGTAAGACACTACGTGCTCACCCAGAACTAAAGGTTGTTCTAGATAACCTTGCTGTTACTGTATTCAAAGAACAGAGCCAAGCATGGTATGACCAGTACCAACTTGCTCAAAGCGGAGATACTTCTTACAAGTATGCTCGAGCACTGACTGAAATTGTTAATGACAAGAAGTTCATGTCAAAAAATGGCAATAGTCAGTTCTGGGTTGATACTAAAGAGTTCTTAGATTCTCGCGCTATGTTCGTGCAAGTTTATCAAATGCTACCAGACTATGACCCACGTAAAGCAAAACTATCAGATAACTACAATGCTTGGATACAAGCCAATGTTGGACAATGGGATAGCAACTTGAAAACTATTATTACACGATATTTTGATAATGATTCCTTAAAGGCGGTTAACTAATATGGCTCTTACAAAAGACGAAGCATTATTTGATAAAAATAAAAACGGCGTACTTGAACCATCTGAGAGACAACAGTACGATGCTTTGGCTGCTTACCTCAACGTAGATGAGCAAACTAATACAAATAATCCAAAGTCTGGCACAGATGTAACAACTAGCAAGGTTAAGTTAACAAATAACGCAGCACTTGCCCTTATGAACCTGGCTGCCGAAAATGCTGGTTACGGTGTTAAATTTACAAAAGCAGATGTAGCACAATTTATAAAAGAATTTGACGCTGAGCAGGCTAGACAAATTGAGAAGATAGTTACTTCTACTTCAAGCAAAACAGTGCCTGGCGCTACAGAAGATGCAGTTGATAAGACAACCTCATCTACGGCAAAGACAGAGTATCCATCCTTCTTTGACCCTGGTGAGTTTACATCAGACTGGGTTTGGAAGAGAGTTGACTTTAACAACGAAGCAACACTAGGGGCTAAATCCCTTGGAATTCTAGCCCAAGTACGTGGCTTAGTTGACAAGTTTAACATATTTGGTGTATCTGACAAGGATGCAAAGGCTGCCGCTAAATCAATTGCTAAAGGCGATATGACACTTGCTGACTATACTGTTAAACTCCAAAAGGTCGCAGCAAAAGAATACCCACAGTTTGCTGACCGTTTTGCTAAAGACCCAACCCTGACAACCTATGATATTGCTGAGCCTATTATTAAAATGCTTGCAAAGACATGGGAAATACCAGAAGAAGATGTTACAATGGATAACCCCCTAGTAATGTCCTACACAAACTATGCTGGGGCCGATGGTAAGGGTGTTGCCCCATCACGTTATGATTTATTGCTTAAGGCAAAGAATGACCCTAAGTACCAACTTACCGAAGAGGCGAATAATAACGCACGCGACTCTGCAACTAGTTTTGCTAGAGCGTTTGGATTTGGAGTATAATGGCACGTAATCCAGGAGTTATGCAGGTAAGCGATGGCGGGAGAGAACTTGATGCCAAGGTGTTGCTTGATGCTGTAACAAAACAACAAGTGGCAGAAGGTATTAAGAGTACAGACCCAAGCGCACGCATTGGTAGTGAAACTGCAGCAGAAGCCAATGCTCGTATTGTTCAAGGTTATAAAGACCAACCAAAACCTGATTTGACAGTTGAAGGTGCTGCCGCTGGTGCAACAATTAAATTTGTACGCACAGGCGATGGTGGTGTTGGCGAGTATAGAGAAGTATTTCCTATTGGAACAGCAATTCCTAGTACACGAACAACCACATCTGGTAATGTTTATGATGCACAAGGAAATCTTGTATCTGGCTCGGGGCTTAAGACCTCTACTGCTACATCAACCGCGTCAACAGTTGACCCACTTGCAGGAAAAACACCAGACCAAATTGCTGCATATAATAATGCTAAGGGAGTAGCGCAATCATTTGTTGATGCCTATGGCGGACAATTGTCCGATTATTTTAATGCAACTACTGGAATAGTTACTAAACCAACTGATGCTGTTATTAACAAAAAGTTTACTACACCAAAGGTACTAAAACCTGGAGACCCAGGCTATGTAGCCCCAAGTGGCGATAACACTACGCCCAAGGCTCCAGTAGGAACTCCTCCTGCTTATATTTACGATGCTGCAACAAAAACTTGGAAGATGCCACCAAAACCAACAGGTCCTGGCACATGGGTCTTTGATGCAAATAATGGTTGGGTAGATACAACAGTAGTTCCAGGTTCAAGTGGTATGCGTGCTGACGGAACAAAAACATTAGCATTAGATACTTTTAAGAATACACTTGCACTTTTGTTTGGCGCTAAGGAAGCAAGCCAGCCTTGGGTTACTGCACTGTATACAAGTGCATCAAAGTTTTATAACACTGGTTCAACTATAGATGAATCAATTAACCTATCCCTTCAAGATATACGTTACAATAAAGATTTAAAACCATTTACAGACCGCTTTAAGGGCATCTATGCTCTTACAGACAGACTTGCTGGTGGCGAAGCAATTGAAGTTCCAACTGTTGCAGAATACTTTAAGTCAGAATCTTCTATGGGAGATATCCTTCGTGCTGCTGGCATGGGAGAACTTGCTACGCAAGACTTCCTTGGCGACATTATCGGACGCGGTAAGTCGGTCTTAGAGGTAACTAACCTAATTACGGATACATTTGATAGAATTGACAATGCCCCATCTGCCCTTAAGGCTGACCTATTGCGGGCATTCCCAGGAGCAGATAGAACATCTATTGCTAAGGCGATGCTTACTGGTGTAGCGGGTGCTGCTGAGTTGACCAAGAAGGTTAAGGCAATCAGCGTACAGTCTGCAGCAAAGACACAGGGTATAACTATTGACGACCTAACTAGCCAAGACATTGCTGGGCGAGGTTATGACTATAACAAGTCACTTGAAGGTTTTGCAACTGTTGCACAAACATCAGAACGCGGTTCAGCCCTTGGTCGAATAAGCGGTATTGACTTAACACAGCAGGAAGTAATTGCTTCTGCTTTTGGTTCAAGTGCTGCAGCAGATGAAAAAATAAGAAAGATTAGAGAAGAAGAAGCCAATAGATTTAATGCTTCTTCTGGTCGACTAGCCTCGCAAAATCGCACAGCAGGCTTAATATAAATAGATTCCTATGTGACCCACCAGCCCACATAGCGTAGAAGACTGGTAGTAAGAGCCAGACTAGTTCCCCGACTAGAACCTGAGGCTTGCGATTCAAACGAATAGAAGGGTGGGTTGCTATGAGCAACAACTACTGGGATGAAGACGAAGACGACCTAGATACCGACAACGAAGTGCAGATGGATGGAAGTGACTTACTTAAAAAGTTACGGAAAGCCAAGCGCAACGATGAGAAGCGTATTAAGGAACTCACTGAGCAACTTGAGGGATTATCCAAGGCGCAGCGTGAGCGTACAGTCAAAGAGGTCCTAGAACAGAAGGGTGTCAATCCAAAGGCACAACGATTAATCCTAAAAGACTTGGATGATATTAGCGAAGAGTCAGTTAATAACTGGCTTACAGATAATGGAGACCTGTTTGGATTAACACAGCCAGAGGTAACACAAGAACAGGAACTAAATCGAGCAGCCTTACGGCAGCAAGATGTGGTTACTCAACTTGGTATGACCCCTGACCGAGCAGAAGATTTATTGAGTCGAATTAATAATGCGGCTTCCGCAGAAGAACTCAATTCAATTATCTACTCTCAACAGTAATTTACATAGTAATTTCACAACTCACCTAGGAGGTGAACAACAATGGCTAATGCATATACATCCTCTACTGGCAATCTCGCTGGTACCGCTGGTGGTGCAGGTCTCG